ATCGTCGTGCCTGAGATTAACTCGTCTGTTGATCTTCCACAGGTTGCAATACCGCAAGCGCCGCCGATCACATTGGACATTGGCGTTCCAGTGATCGAGATACCTCACTTCAATCCAATGGATATGGAGCCTGAGGTTGAACCACAGCCTGTTAAACCTGCAGCACCTAGACCCGCTGATCCACCAGCTGCAAAACCACCACCGATCAAGCTGCCCGAAAAAGAAACACCAAAATCAGAAGCACTACCAGCAATTCCAGAACCAACGGTTGAAATGAAGTCACTGCCTCAGCGTATTGTTGAGGCGATTCCGACGATCCCGCAAGCTGTTAACACTGCTGGAACGTCAGCGATTGCGGTGTCAGCAGCCTTGGCAACTCCCCTGTTGCTGAAGGCGATCAGGCCGACCATAAAGAAGTTGGCGAAGAAACTTCAAAAGGCACTGGGTAAGAAGGTCAAGGTTGAGAGTGTCTATGAGCGGCGGAAGTTCCAGAGGTCGTTACGGAAATAGAATGAGTATGTGGAACGGGCCGGTGAACGAGCACGTCGCGACAGACCTTTTCGTAAGGACTGTTTTTGGCAAAGCGAATGCCTTTCATCTTCAGCTCACCGCAGTGCTTTAGTCGGCTGATCTCGAAGTCAAGCCGCTTGTTGGCGAGGTGTTGCTTTTGGATCGCAATCTGCGTATCGACTGCATCTTTACAGCGATCCTGCAGGCTTTGATCTAGCGGGATGGTTGCCTGAATGGACAAGCCCACATTCCAGTTGTGGTTATCTTTCTGTCCTGTGCGCGTGTCTTTGTAAAAGAGCACGTCACCAGGGTTGTCCAGCACCCCATTGTCATCCAGATCAGAGAGGTCATAGACCGGATCTGGATAGCTGTACTCGTAGGGCAGGCCCCATGATTTGGTGCGGTTGAGGTATGGCGTGACGGTCAGCGTTGGACCTTGGCATTGAATGTTTCCGCCATAGGTGTTGGTGATTGCTGAGCCTTGCAAGATCTGCACAGCTTGATTACTCACTGACCCGGATGATGTGGCAGTTGGAGATGCGGTTGCAGATATACCGCCAACGTCTTGGGCGTTGACTGGAGCGGCGACGATTATTCCGAGAAGGAGGAAACCGTATCGGTAACGCTTGTGATTTCGGTGGTGCGTTGAATGGTTGTGACGTTCGACAAGCCTGGTCCCTTCAGGCTTTCGACGAACTGAAAAGCTTCTCCAGGTGTAACGATTGACCAGTTGGGTCGTTCTCCTAAGGAGGTCCATCCGTTGACCGTTGTGTTGGAGACGGGGTTAATGGCACCGTCTGGTGTGATGTTTACACCGCTAGCACTGTATTCAAACCCCGTTGAATAGTTCTCACTGACAATTGTTTCAGTGACCCTGCTGGTTGTTTCTGTGTGGGAGGTCATCGTGCCCTGCGTAAATTGAGGCACGATCGGTGCTGCTGTTGCTGGAGCGGATAACAACAGCAGCGCTAGCCAACGCATCAGTCAATTTCCAGACTGAGAACCACTTGTCCTGTCGCCGTAGTACCGGCTCCACCCGCCGTAATCGTCATTGCACCATCAGAGGCAATCGTGCCAGCAAGACTTCCCGCCACACCGCCTGAAGTTGTGGTGGTGTTGCCGAGCATTGGGAGTGAGGTGACGACACCGCTGCTCACGGAAGTGTTGCTTGGTGTGGCATCACCTTCGATATAGGACTCGCTGTAGCTGAAGGCGTCTCCTGCTGTTGTGATGCTGTAGGCACCTGGCGTATAACCCACAGCAGAACCAGCAGTGAGAGTCCCGAGGACAGGAGCAGTATCCAGAGTGACGTTGCTACCGCTGACAGCAAGAGTGCTGCCAATTCTTGAAGCCTGTGATGCTGCCCCATCGACTTGGAGTTGCACGGAGGACTGAATCTTGTGGGTGATGTCTGCGTTAGCAGGCAATGCAGCCGCCAAAGTGATGCCCAATACCAAAAGTGTGCGGGTCATTTGATGCCGACTTTGGTGTCTTTGTTGTCAACAATAGTCGGCTTCTTGTTTCCATTGCCATTGGACTTACGTTCGATGCCAAACGAAGCCATGGCGCCAGTGAGCAGAGAGGCGACGAAGGTGTTGTCCATCTTCATCTGAGGGAAGATTCCCAGATACGAGGCTGTCAACAGCGCAGCGCTCCAAGCAAGCACCAACGCCTTGACAATATCTGCCATTGAGACGCCTTCTTTTTCGTGCTGCTCTTCGGGGTTGGTGGCCATGACGCAACAGAGCTACCGTTACAGCGTAACTAGGTCAATCCAATGCTTCTAGTTCTTAAGCCTCTGGTCATGACGATGTGGCGCTCCAGGGCGTTCAAAGAGTTGATCATTGCGATGTTGGAGCGGATCGTGACACGCACCGACAACGATTTGGATGATCTTGCTGTGAAGCACCTCAAGGATTTGCTGTTGCCTGACACAAGGATTGAAAAGTAGGTGGCGTCCGGCATTATCCAAGTGACCTTGCTGCTTGGGGCCATGGGTCTTGCCTTACTGCCGTTTTTCCAGTTTTTTCGTGGCACGCCCCACCAGCTGGCTGCAATTAAACAACTTGAGGAGTCAATGCCAGCGGAGCTACTGGAAGAGCACGAAGCTGATTGGTTTCAGGCGTGGAAGGAGAGTGGATATGACCAGCAGATCTACATGCCTTACTTCAAACAGCTCGATAACGAGACTGGAACGGGATACCGCGAGTGCTTCAGCTCAGCGGCTGCGATGGTGGCAGCGTTTTACAAGAAGGTTCGGACGGATGATGAGTACAACAGGATCCGCGCCAAGTACGGAGACACCACATCGGTAGAGGCTCAGATTGCAGCGTTGGAGAGTCTTGGCTTGAAAGCTGAGTTCCGCAAGGACGGTGACGCTGACATGGTGGAGCTAGAGATCGAAGCTGGCAGGCCAGTGCTGGTTGGCTGGTTGCACGCTGGAAACATGCTTCGTGGCGAACCACCAATGTGCAATGGCCTTGGCTGTGGTCATTGGAGCGTTATCAGCGGTTATGCAGGCAAGAACAGCAACGATCCAGAGTGGATCATGCAGGATCCTCGTGGTTATCCCGAAATGGAGAAGGGTGGCCATAGCAATCCGCACTTGGGACGTAACGTTCGTGTGAGGCAAGCAGCGTTTTATCAGCGTTGGCAGGCTGAAGGCCCTGGAACTGGTTGGGTGATTTTGATTTCGGAATGACTTAAGATTGGTTTGCTCTGCGAGTTGGCGCTCCAGAGCACGGACAACCTCCCTACAAGGTCATCATGGGAAATTTTAGGCCCCTGCCTCCTCTTGAGGAGCTGCAGAAGATTCTGTCTTACGATTCAGGGACAGGGATTTTCACCTGGCTTTCTTCCAAGGGAAAACGAAGAGAAGGCTCTGCTGCTGGCACTGTTCGTCCAAGCGGTTACATACAGATTCATTTTGAAAGACGGGCGTATTTAGCTCACCGGCTTGCTTGGTTATTTGCAACGGGCGAAGATCCCGGCGACTACACGATTGACCACATCAACCGAAAGAGGGCTGACAACAGATTTGAAAACCTAAGGCTTGCAACGCGACAGCAACAGCAAGGGAATCATCCTGTTCACTCAAACAACACCTCAGGGGTTAGAGGCGTTTGTTTTTCTAGGCAAAGAAACAGATGGGTTGCTCAGATTATGATTAACGGCAAGCAGACACATCTTGGCCGGTTTGCCACAAAGGAGGAAGCAGCTGCGACGTACCAAAAAGCAGCCGCTGCTTACTTTGGTGAGTTCTTAGCCAGCTGACCTAGGCTGGCGCAGTTGACGGAAGCGAACGAATGGCGGTTCTTTGCGATTGGGAGATCAAGGCTCGGTGCCGTAAGAGCCAGATGGTCGTCCCATTCGATGAAGAACTGTTGAACCCAGCAAGTTTGGACTTGCGGCTGGGTGACTACTTGATGGTGGAGAGCATCTATAGCCCTGAGTTGGTGCGTATCAACATCGCGGACAAGACAGAAGATGACCCGTTCATGCTTCAGTCCGGCGAGT